GTTAGGGTCAAGTTTTGCAAGCTGTTCATCTAGTCTTATGAGTTCATTATACAAAGCATCGAGCGAACTCTTAGTTGCGATGCCGACAGCATCTAAGCTGCGCAAACTTTGTTCAGCCTTAGAGGTGTCAATTACAAACGATTTTACAATAGTATCAGCCATGTTTAAAATAGGTTATAGATAGCAATGCCAATTAGTGATAGCAGGAATATGCGCCACGTCCACAAAGTAATCTTCCATAGCATGCGCTGCCATGGCTTTAACGCTTTGTTGTGTGATGAATTAGGCGCAATTCCTGCTTTAATGTAGTCCATGCTGTGTTTGATTTGTGTGCTCATCGTACTGCTGTGTATGTTAATGTGAGTGTTGTGAAAAAAGTATAAGGATAGCCAGTGCCTGTTGTGACTATTTCAATGCGGTGCTGTGTGGTGTCTGTTACCGTGTCGATGTTTATCGCAAAGTTCACAGTGCCAAAGCCGTTATCCTCGTTAATAAGTATTGCAGCCGTTGACGCAGCAATGCTGCCAACCTTTTGGAATGTTACCATATGCAAGCCGTTATAAGTTGTAGCACCTGCAATGTCAGTTACATTAAGGTGCAACATCACTGACCAAAAGCTGTCATCTGGTATTGATAGATGCGTGCCGGTGTTGTCGATTGTTGGTTGAATAATGTCACCGCTAATAGCAAGTGCATCTTTACTTCCAAACATGATAATGCCATACTGCGTGCCGCCTTCATTTTGCGAACGGTCGTCTAGTTTCCATCCACCTCCCAAGTGAAAACCACTTGAACTGATTAAGACGTTCTTGCCTATCATGGCATTACCTCGCATGGCTGTGTCGAGCTTTAACGTGTCTCCAACGGCTAATGTGTTGTCATTACCAGAGATGACATCAATGCCTATACCAGATACGGTGCGTCCTGTGTTTCCATTATTTGGATTAACAACAACATTACGCGGTATTTGATTCGTACTAGTCCCTGTTATACCATTACTAGGCGGTGTTGATTGATTATTAAACGCATAACAGAGATTAGTATTTTCATCGAATATATAACCATAACGCACACAGCATTTCTCGGTAGGGGATACTGGATTGCCTTGAAGGTTCTCAAAGTTTACCACACCATTACGATCTACACCGACAGGCACAATATTGCAATCAGGAGCATTGCTAAATACCTTAATCAATTTCACCTTGGTCGATTCAAACTGGCCTACCTTATAGTCGGTTATATCGAGTATGCGCCACTGCGCATTGTTTACATATACAACGTCATTGAATTCAAAGGTGAGAATATCACTCAAGTCTAATGCAAAGAATGCTTCCATTATCCTCGCTTCTGGAGAATAAATTTCATTCATGTAATTGCGCCAGTACAGATTGAATAAGTTATTGTATGGATTTGTTTGTATAATAAACGGTGGAACTTCGGGTGCCCAGTTCAAATCAAAGTCATCAAATGATGGAAAAGCATTGCTGTAATTCGATAGCGTTGGTATGCCAACTTGAACAACGGATTCTACACCTGCACTGTCATCATAAATAGAAACATTGATAGAATTTACACTATAACCGCATCGCGGGCCGGGCACTACAAACTCATTTTTATCGTTAATGAATTGCGGAATAGCAAGTAAAGTTCCGGGAATATTTCCACTCGGCATACTACGTGTCACAAGTTGCACAGTGTTTTCGCCTGTTGTAAATGTGCTCGGGGTAGTATCAGGATTGATTGTGTAACCTATTGCTTTGTAATCGCCGTATATACGCCCATTGTCTTTATATAGTTTTGATAAATAATCCTCTCCAGCTGTGTAGGTAAAAGTTGTCTTGTTCTTTTGCAGTTCTACTGTGCTGTAAATAGTAATGTCCTTACTTATATCTAGCTTACTGTTCCAGTCTAAATTTGCACCAGTGGCAACGTAATCATTGTAAGGTACTATGCTTATCTTATTTGGATTCAGACGGTCAGGTACAATAGCACAGTTGTGCATTTTGATAACATCATTCACAAAATCAATCTGCCGCATATCTGGTGCGTTGAGATTGTAAATAAAATTAGAACCGAAATTGAATCGAGTGCCTATCAGTTCAAACAAGGTTTGTCCCAAAGCACCCGAACTGCCAAGAATAGATACAGTAGCACTGCCAATAGGATTTCCCAGATTATCCGTAATGACATATCGATATGCTAGTTGTACAGTATCGCCTGCTTGTAAATTTTTACCTACAATGAAATCGATAATAGTGGATTGTTGATATTCATAAGTACCATAAAAATCCTCAACACCATTGATCAGGAAAAAAATAAGAAATCGTGTCCTGCTACCCGTTCCTAAATAAGACGTAGAACTAAGATTCAACGTCACATGAAAAGTAAAAAGGCCACCAAAAGGTGCAGTATATGTGCCTGTTGTTGGATTGAAATCATTGTTGTTGTCAAATGATTCTGTGAGAGATTGATATGGATTTGGAATACCCGATGGCGGTGGTACGGTGATGGTAAACTGATTATATGCAGAAAAAGCATAAAAAGGACCAAAATCATCTGTGTCCAAATAACTCTTGTTAATCCAAGGCATATAATATCCTGCGAGGATATCAAGCAAATTAGGAGCATCAAGTTGAAAACCTGCATCCGCAAATATCTGTTGCAGTAAATAGTCCCAACGTACAGCAGGAGTTAAATCTATTGCATACAATGGCGTTGTATTATCAGATATTCTACGAGTACCTGATTGACCTTCCTCACTCCATAACTGGCCACGATCTACAAGGAACCAACCGCGTTCAAGAGTAGTGTTTGTAACATTTGAGAATGTAACTGCTTCGTTCAAACTCGGCAACGCTGTCAACGCCGCAAGCTTCTTTTCTCCAATGGTCTTGAATAAATCAGGAGTTTCAGCATAGAAGGCTAACTCTACCTCATTCAACTTACCTTGCTGTTGATACACCTTGCGCACACGTACATAACCCTTAGCGATGGGCAGCGTATCCACACGAATTTCAGCAGGCAGTTTATAGTGAAAGTAGTTGTTTATACCGCCTGCATAGTTGACATCGAATAGCGCACCAAGTGCCAGTTGGTTACGGTCTGTAACCGGGATTCTAAACTCGCGGCTGAATGCGCCTAACGCTTGGAAGTTGTTGAGGTCGGTGTATTGCCAATTCTGGGAGATGCTTTCATTCTCGAATAAATCAAGGTAGTATTCTTCACTTACAGTGCTAACATCGTGTATATCAAATGCCGCGCTGCCTTGCGTTGGGAATGGATAAAAGTTCCACGGTGCATCTGTAAAAAGTTCAGTATAAGTACCATCCCATATAGCATTGGTAATCTTAAAAAACCCCCAATCCGTTGGCGTATAATTCTCAAAAATGTGCACATATTTTCCGATGTACGGAGTAAAATCTTGAAGGCCAACAAATGCTGCCTGCGGTGATACTAGCGCAGTTACATAACCAGATCCTTGATCAATAATTACACCTGGTCCTTCTGTTGCTTTTCTTACAATTAAACTTACTTCGCCATTCATGTTATGTCCAGTATTCGTTAGCCATTCTTACTTTTAGCGTGACGTTGTACAGTTTGCCATCATATGTGCGCTTTTCCACATATGACGTGTCATCAATATTCACTGCGATATAAGACCCGTCATCGTTTATCAGATGCACTTGATTGCTTACAATCAATCCACGTAGGTAGATGAATTCTTCTTGTGTGATATAGTCGCTAGTCACGGTTAGTATGCGTTGTGCTAAGTTAGTGCGCTGATACAATCCGCGGTCGTTTGAATAAAAGATAGATGGCGAACTATTGAACAGGGGACGCTTGTAAGTTTTGCGGTCAACTTCCGTAGTGTATTCTGACTTCTTTTTAAAGTTGAAGTATTCGTAACCACCGCGAGCACCCACCCACGCTAGACGCACGTTAGGCCAGTTGCATTCGCAGTTGCCATACACATCTTCATTCCAAAAGACATAATCTCTGGAAATACTTTGACTTGATATCTTAAATAATCGCACTGTGTAATATCGCCAATTTGGATTTGCCGAAGGACGTGCAACAAAAAGCCCTGTGCGGTCATTAAGGTTAGCAGGAAAAACAGGCAGCCCTTCAACATCGTACGTATTCAAATCGAATGTGGAGGCTTTTGGAGGAGATCCCGCTTCTGGTATCAGTATCACATTGCATTTAGCCGCCTCATTTATTAAGTAGCTGTCATTGCCCGGCACATACAATAAGCCATAATCTTTTTCACGAACTGGAATAACTACCTTACCCGCTGCAATTCCCCATGTTGAAAATATTGGCGGATATTTTGTTGCAGGCATACGGTCACTCATCATTAAATCGACGTCATCAGTATCAATTGCAAACTTTACATTTATTGCACCTGTATTTGGATTTGGCTTGTATCCATCCGTTGGCTGATAGTAACCATTTACAATCAATATTTCATCGGTTGCTACACCACTCTCAGGATTCTCTGTAAGCACTCCATCCACTATCCACCACTCAGAAATAGTAACGCTGAATGAATTGCAACAATCAGCATCATCCAATGTGCCCGATGACAGATTATGCAACTGATCACCCTGTGCCTCGCGGTTGCGTAGCTGCACCAATGACTGCAAGTCAAAATACAATCGGTTATCAATCGAAGGTGAAATATAAAAATTGAACTCCTGTGACGTAGTATTATTGGTTACGGTTACGCCATACTGAAAACCAGTGTTGGCTATTGCATCACTAAGTGCCACAATCATTAGCTTTTGACCACGTACACTCCAACTGTGCGGTTGATCTTCGATAGTTATTGCCATTATCTTAAGTTAAGTAAGAATCTTTGTTCAACACCTTTGGCGTATGCCTGAATTAACTGCTCGCTGTAATCTTCCCATGTGTCATTGATTGCATCTTGATAGTAGTTGATGCCTTGAATACCGTTTTCACCAATGCTTTTTGCAATGGCAATGGCTGCACTCTTTATCGCACTTTCTGTTGACTTTATAAATTCGCCCTGTCTATTGCGCAGTTTCAGTGGTTTAATCTTAATCCACTGCATGATGTCTTTGTATGGAGGTCTTTTCGTTGGATCTCCCGGATATGCTTTGCGTCCATACTCAATTACGTCCGCATACCTGCCCGCATCACCTTTGACAGTAAAGTCAATAGTCGGCTTGTTGTAACGGATGCGCAGTTTATAGGTAAGTGAGTTAAGCAATGTACCAGATGCAACACGATTCACCACCTTGCCACGCACACGGCGTTTAATGCGCAGGTTACTTTGCGCACGCTCTACGACCGTAGCCGCATATTCATTTAGTAGTGCCTCGTATTCGTCCATTATAATACCTCCTCGAATTCAAGTATAGAACCTGCCCGTAATACTAAACCACCAGCCACTGAACTACGAACACGAATAGTGAAAGTACCGTTTGCCGTTGGTCTTATCATGCCATCGGAAGTACATACTCCGTTACCAGATATCCCTGTATTCGTTCCAAAGTCATATGTGTTACCATTAAACAAACCATTGCTGGCAGCAGCAAGCGAAGCCGTAAAGCGATAAACACTAAAGGTTGGTGAAGCTGGACCTGTGACCGTAAATGTTGCAGATGATGTAGATGTAAACGCAATAGTCGCACGCCATTTATACGTCTTGTTTGCGGTTACGGCAAACGATAAATCTGTTACACTTTCAAAACCAGTTCCTGCTGTTGTAAATGTCGCCGCAAGTATAGCCGTGCTAATACTTAAATCAGCTTTAAGGTCGGCAAGTGTAAGTGCGCTTACTGTGTTATCTGCATTGATACGCAAGTAACGCACTGCACTTGGATTTGGCAGCGTGGCAAGGTTAGTTCCTACCGTAGTCAGTCCTATGTTATCCTGCTTGCCATTGAATGTTGACCAATCGGCACTACTCAACGCACCGCGATTTGCAGCACTTGCAGTGGGCAGGTTAAACGTGTGGGTACTACCTGCGCTACTAATTGCAAAGTCAGTCCCGGATGTACCAACGGCAAAGTTTTGCGTGCTTTCTGTTAGGCCATTCAAAGAACTGAGGCCAATTGCATAGGTGGTATGCACCTCGCCTATCTTGCCATCCTCAGTATAAAGCGTTACGGTCTTACCGTTTGTATTTGCTATATCAAATTCTAGGACAATGCGATCAGTTGCAAGTGTTACAGTTGATGGTACGGATATAGTGAAACTA